ATGGGAACATTAGGATGTATCAACGACATGCTGCAACGCGATAAAGAAAATCGAGAGTTGCGCAAACGGAATCGGGAGAGGCTAACAGACACCTACCACCGGTTATTGGATACAGGAAAAAAGACTGACCTCTCTCAGATGACGGTGGAAAAAATGGAAGATATCCGCCAGAAAACTTTGGAAAAAGAAGAGCTGGATAAGGTTGCCTATTTTAAGACAATGCTTTATTTAGCTTTAGGAATGGTATTGATTCTTCTCTTGGTATGGTTGCTTGTGGGGTGTAGCGGTAAACCGTCCAGCAACAATCAGCCTGCGGTAAAGAGTGATTCAGCTTCGATTACACAAGGCGCTCAAACAATCTCCGTTCATACCCAAGACACGATCTGCCATCTTCCTGTAGCTACTCAGAGTGTAAAGGATTCTGTGTTTACAGAGCAAGAACTGCAAAAGATACAGAATGAACTGCGAAAACGATATGCGCGTTCAGAAATAGAGGGCACTCGATTAGACGGCAATATATCTGGATCGGGCATAAAAGGTAATCATCTTGTTGTAAATTTATGTCTAAACTCTCCGGAAGCCAGAGCCGTTTTCCGTAAGAAGGTCATGGACTCACCCGCTATCCGTTTTGAAGGACCCATAGAACCAACACCCAACAATCAACGATACACTTCCGACACTTTGGGCATCCATTTATATCCTGAATTCTCTGCATACCCATACACGGCTCATACCGCCACTTTTGTACTATTCAATCAGAGCGACCACGAGATAGGGTGTGGAGACCCATACCGGATTACTTATGAAAACCAACATGGAGTCTGGCGAACTCTTCCCATAAATACAAACTTCCACTGCGTTGGCTATATCATCAAACCTGGAAAACAATTTCTGTTTAAAGCTCACTTAAACCCGAATGTCCTGCCCAACCGACCGGGCAGATACAGGTTCTTCTATGAGGTGGAATTAACCGATAAAAAACAGAAAATTATGCTCATGACCGAATTCCGGCTGGCAGACATCAAAGAAGCTGTTCGTGATTCTTCCGATGTAATCAGCGTGAATATGTAAATTATCCCAAAAAAGTTGATATAAAGCTTCTTACGAATTGTAGATACTAATTGAAAAGTGCGCCAATATTCCAGTTGAAAATTGCGCCACCATAGGATAAGTATAATGACCTTTGTATAATCCAAATGCAAAGGTAAAATGAAGACTATGGTAGAAAGACAATCAATAATACACATGTATAGAGTATGCGGTTATAGCAAACGGCGTATCTCTCGTGAACTTCATGTCAGCCGTCATACCGTTGACAATATTCTTTCAAAGTACGAATCAGCCATCCGCACGGACAATCCAGAAGAGGCTTTGAGTGATTTGCTTACCATCCAGCCCAGGTATGACAGTTCCAGACGCCGTCCTCGCCGGCTCACACAAGAGATTAAGGATAAGATAGGATTTTGCCTGAAGAAGAATGCCGTTAAGATAGCTACCGGACTTCGCAAACAGCGCATGTTGAAAAAGGATATCCACCAGTTTCTGTTATCTCAAGGATACACCATCAGTTACGCCACAGTATGCAGTTATATAAAAAATATAGAGTCATACAAAGAGAAGAAAAAGAGCGAAGCCTTTATCCGGTTGTTCTATGAGCCTGGATGCATTGCCGAGTTTGACTGGGGTGAAGTTCTTCTTTTTATTGACGGCGTCAAAACCAAGTTTTATCTGGCCGTATTCACTTTCGGGCATAGCAATGGCAGATACGCCTATCTTTTCAGGCATCAGAATACGCTTGCCTTCATGGAATCCCACCGTAACTTTTTCAGGGATATACATGGTGTCCCCGCCATGATGGTCTATGACAATATGCGTGTAGCCGTCAAGAGCTTTGTCGGTGGTGATAAGAAACCTACAGAAGCTTTGATGAAGATGTCCGGTTTCTATTGTTTTGAGTACCGTTTCTGTAATGTACGGGCCGGATGGGAGAAAGGACATGTGGAGCGCAGCGTGGAATATGTCAGAAGGAAAGCTTTCTGCCTGACAGACCATTTTGGTGATATACATTCTGCCCAGGAGCATTTAAACCGGGTATGTATGCAGGTCAACAACGAGCAAGGCAGTCTTTCAACAGCGGAGAAAACATCACGTCTGGAAGCTGACCTGTCATCGCTGAAGCCTTTTCCCGGTAATCTGGGCTGTTTTGAGGTCTATGAGTACATTGTGGATAAATGGTCAACTATCAGCATGAAAAATGTTCATTATTCCGTACCTGATTCTCTTGTGGGAGAAAAAGTACATGTCAAGGTTTATAGTGAAAAAATCGTCATCCTGTACGGGAAGGAGAAAGTGGCCTCTCATCAACGCAGTTATTGCGGTGGAGACTGGTGCATCAAGCTGGAGCACTATTTGCGTACACTTTCCCGTAAACCGGGGGCATTGCCCCACTCTGTGGTTTGGCAAAGAGCACCGGAAGAACTGAGAAGGCTGTATGACATCCATTTCAAGGAGGACAACAGGACGTTTGTTCTGTTGCTGGACTATGCCCGAAAAAATGGATTTTCCGGAACGGACATTGTCACGGCATGCAAGGAGCTGACCGGACGTGGTGTCAGAAAGATATCTCCGGACCAGGTAAAGGCCATGCTGCATGGTAGCGTACAGGGAGAGACAGAAGAAACCATGGAACCGCCTGTTCTCCCGGCACAACAGGAGAATATAGAAAGAGAAGCTGTGGATATGCTTGAAGGCATCACGGCGCTCATGACAGGATACAATGAAGTGCATGATATAATACCAACCATTTAAGTTTATAATATATGAAATCAGAAAAAGAAACCATTTATGACTATGCTGCAGAACTGAAGCTTCTGGCCTTTAAAGAGGAACTGGAATGCACCCTTTCATTGGCAGCTGAAGAAAACTGGAACCATCTGCAGTTCTTGACGGAATTGCTTGGAAAGGAAAGCGCCAGGAGAAGGGAGTGTAGAAGAAGATCAAGGATAAGATCTGCGGGATTTCCACAAATGAAGTATCTGCATGAGCTTGTTATGGAAGACATGCCCAAAGAGGCACAGGTAATATTACCTGAATTGGAGACACTGGACTTCATCAGACAGGGAAGAAACCTGGTCCTGTATGGAAATCCGGGAACGGGAAAGACGCATATTGCTACGGCTTTAGGAATAAAGGCCTGCCAACAGGACTTTACCGTATTGTTTACTTCAGTGCCGGTCCTGCTTACCCAGATAAGGGAGGCTAAATCAGCAAAGACACTGAGGACGCTACAATTAAGGTTTGAAAAATACGATCTGGTCATCTGTGATGAGTTCGGATATGTCAGTTGTGACAAGGAAGGAGGAGAACTGCTTTTTAACCACCTGTCGTTAAGAGCCGGAAAAAAGGCTACAATCATTACTACTAATTTGGCTTTTAACAGATGGAATGAAATCATAAAGGACAAGGTGCTTGTGGCGGCAATGGTTGACAGGCTTACACATAAAGCTTATCTGGTTAATATGACCGGACTGTCTTATAGGCTTAAGGAAACACAAAAAATGAGACAAGATAAATGAATATTTTAAACTTATAGTAATTTTGTAACAAGTTATGGATGGAGCTCTTTTCAATTAGAATACAGCGCACTTTTCAATTAGTATCTACAAGCCGTGGATAATGAATACTGCATTCTCAAATGTAGGTAGCAGTATAGAGGAACCCTCCCAGACCATTACCGCAAACAGGAAATGGCACTATCTGATGAATCCACAGTTCAACAGTGCTGGCGGCTCTGTTGATAGCCCCTGCTTCACATTAATAGCCCGCATGGATAAGATGCCGCCTTATCTGGTAGCAACAGAAAGCGGTCAGGTAGCGATTGAAATCTACAACAATGATAGTCCTATGACCGTGAAGATAAAGGAGTTCATGGCACTGTATGGCATAGTGGATATTAAAATGCGGATGCTTCGCATTCCGGAACTCAAAAAGATTATGGGATTCCCTGAAGATTATGTTTTAATAGGCACACAAGCTGACCAAAAGAAATTTATCGGGAATGCGGTGGAGGTTACACAAGCGAGAAAAAATACTGAAGCACTTTGCAAAGTATTGAGAAAGTTGAGATTGAAGAAATCAAAAGAAATAGCTTAATGGAAAATGGAAAACTTATATTAGATGCCTGTTGTGGCAGTAGAATGTTTTGGTTTGACAAAAAAAACCCTTTGGCTTTGTTTGCTGACATTAGGGACGAAGAATACATTCTTTGTGATGGGCGGAATCTGAAAGTCCACCCAGACATCGTATCGGACTTTACCGATATGCCGTTTTTGGATAAATCCTTTAAACTGGTAGTGTTTGATCCACCCCATTTGCTAAAGGTTGGCAAAAATAGTTGGTTAGCCAAGAAGTATGGTAAACTTCCTGAAGATTGGCCAAGGGTGATAAAAAAGGGAATTGATGAATGCTTTCGTGTTCTGGATGACTACGGAGTTCTGATTTTCAAATGGAATGAGGATCAGATAACAGTTAGGGAAGTATTGAGTGCCATCAATCGGCAACCACTCTTCGGCCATACTACTGGAAGACATGGAAAGACTATGTGGATGTGTTTTATGAAACTGCCAATTAACTAATAATTAATTTAGAAAGGAATGAATTATGAATAAAAGAACAATTCAAATAGATGTTATCGGTCCGATAGAAGAAACTGAATTAATGAAATGTAAATTGTATGTTGATGGTCGTGTGTGTGTAATCGGAATGTCACGATATGACTATGAAGAGTTAATGCGAGAAAAAGTGTTTATCCGGGATGGTAAGAGCGTTGATTCTGCTGGTGTGATAAACACGACTAACACTTTCGTTGAAGATGATTAATATTAAATTAAAAAGGAATAAAATTATGAAAACATTAACTGTTGGAGAGCTTATAGAAAAGCTTAAAAAAATGCCTAAATCAGCCAATGTATTTATGCTCACAGATAGAACAGAATCAAACTGGGATGAAGAGAACGCTAAATTTATACGTGTTCACGGGATTGAATATGTAGAAAAAGAAACTGTATATCCTGATGATGGATTTACGGATAGTGTGGAACTTAATGTCTTACTTGAAATAGAGGAGGATGAAATATGACAAAAGAAGAGGTTCTTAAATTGGAGAGTGAAGATAATAGAATAATCAACTGCACAGGCAATAAAATTGAATTTGCCAACGGAGACGTTTATGCCATGAGTTCACCAGGTAGATTGTTTTACAAGGTGAAATGCTTTGTACTTTAATTCAAAACAAAATAGTAATGAGTAAAACAACAATTTATTATCTATTCCTAGTAGCAATGTATATGCTGCTAGGATAGGTGGAAAGGAGAGATATGAAACAGACAGTAGAAGAAGTAGCATACGATTATGCTACTAATAAAACGAAGTTCAGAAAAGACGTTCTGAAAGAAGTTGACGCGGATACCTACGTTTCACGTCATGCTGATAGTATGGAAGATTTTCAATGTGGTGCAGAGTGGCAGTCAAAGCAATCGCCTTGGATTAACGTTAAAGAAAGGTTGCCGGAAGAAGAACAAAAAATCTTCGTTTTGACAATGGGTTATGGCGTACCATATATTCAAAAAGAAACGTTTCGTAGAAGCAACAATTTAGATATAAAGGGAATATGGACTCACGGAAACAGTATCGTGTTGGCATGGCTTCCTATTCCGTCTTTCGATGATATATTAAAGAACAACAATAAAAAATGAAAGCAATAACCATAAAACAGCCGTGGGCCTCTTTGATAGTCCATGGTATTAAAGACATTGAGAACCGTACTTGGAGCTGCCCTAAGAAATACTTAGGGCAGAGGGTACTGATTCATTCAAGCGGTAAACCTTTGAATTATGATAATTTCTATGATTCAATACTTACCAATGAGCAGTTATTGGCATTACCGGAAAACAAAGAGTGGAAAGATTTTAGTTTTTGTACAGGCTCCATAATCGGAAGCGTCGAGATAATAGACTGTGTACAAAACCATCCTTCCATCTGGGCAGAGAAAGGAGTTTATAACTGGGTACTAGCTAACCCTATTCTCTACGAAAATCCAATTAAGGACGTGAAAGGCAAATTATCCTTTTGGGATTATCCCGGTATCAAAGAGGTAAAGATAGAATGTCCGGAATGTGGCAGTATAGAAATAGCTGTTGAGGACTATACAACGGCACCATTCCCAACTTATTTGCATAGGTGTAATAAGTGTGAACATGTGATTATAGAAAGTGAGTGGAAGGAGGTAAAACTATGAGAGATTTTTATGAACTGATAAACCAATATCCATGGACTACTATTTTTCTTGCTATTTTCATTTATGAAGTGATTAAATGTGTGATGTCTAATTTGAAAAAGAAATAGCCATGAGCAAACTATATAAAGTAACTATTTTCGGGGAATCATTCCTAATCGGGTGGTTCCCTTTCTCTTCACGCTGGTATAACAAGCTAAAGATAATCAAATGATAGTACGTCATTTTATAAGAGTTCCGGTTGGAAGTACTGTCTATTGCGACAATCAGCCGGTTAAAATACTAGAGAAAGGATATGCCCTTGCTCTATGTGATGTTAATGGGAAACGGGTATATATCACTTGCTATGATTTGGAAAAGAAACCATTCGTCAGCACGAATGGGGAAAAATGAAAAAGAGCCAACCCACGCACGACCATGAATCAGCTCTTCCTTACACGATTATGATGCAAATATACTATTTACTTTTAAAATAATCGTGTTATGGAACTGGATTTTAACAAAATAATTCGCCTTAAAAAGATTAGAATTGAGAAATCAGAACTTTCAGAGGAAGAAAACGCCTTGACCACCCCAATTTTGAAAGACAAAAGCCTTATCCATGAAATCTACAAAATATTCGTTGAGTTGCTGAATGAGAGAGGATGTCCACCGAATATTGACAGTGTTACCCAGCGGAAGAAGTTCATCTTCATTATCCTGTACCTGTTTTCTCCAAGTTCGCTTGCCGGTGGGAAAATGACAGCTGGGTTACGCGAAGAGATGTCAAGGGTACTTGGGGTTCAGTCCAAGAGTACAATTTCCGACAACTGCGCTGATGTCGTGTTTCTCTATCAGAACTATGGGGATTTCAGCGGGGATATAGAGTATCTTTATACCGAAATCGTAAATCGGTTAAGAATCAAAGGGCTAATCAATTAATGAGCCGGAGTTTAGTGCTCCGGCTTTTGTTATGTGTACACGGTGTTAAAAGTAACAAATATGTTATTTCTTTCTTCATCTTTGCTTGTTTTATTGTAACAAATATGTTACTTTTGTAGTGTCAATTAAAAATGTTCTTTGATTTTATGAAGTATTCAGAGTTTTACAAATTGATTGAATCAGCTGGCTGGACAATCAAAAAGGGAAAGAAACATTATAAATATGTTCATCCCGACTTTGACTACTTTATTCCTGTTGGCAGACATCAGTCTCAAGAGATACCCAATGGTACTCTTGACAGTATGTTGAAAAAGGCAGGGTTAAAGAAGTGAAAGGACTGCACCCACTTCGGTGGGTGCTTTAATTGACGAATTTAAAATACACGATTATGAAGAAGATTAAGGCAATTATCGAAAAGGCGAATGATGGGGGTATTTCCGTATATTCGGAGGATGTGAACGGAGCGTACGGTTTTGGGCTTACAGAGCAGGAAGCGAAAGATGATTTTATGTCCGTACTTGAGGAGCAGGCCGAATATTATAAAGAAAAACATGGAGACTTTCCTGTGTGGTATAAGTCTGGGTATTCTGTTGATTACATATATGATTTAAGCGGATTCTTCGAGGCATTTCCTTTCATAAATGCCAGTAAGTTTGCAAAGGAAATTGGCATGAATGAATCTGTCATGCGGAAATATAAGGGAAAGATTGTAACAGCTTCCGATAAACAAAGAGCTCTTATACAAGAGAGATATAATAATCTTCTCAGAAGAATGGAAGCTGTCAGATTCTGATATTCTAGCCGTGAGGCTCTGATATAAAATCAAGAACTAATTGACAACAGAAGGCGCATCATTTTGGTGCGCTTTTATTGCTTTTAATGAGGTTATCAATGAGTAAGCCGGAGTTTAATGCTCTGGCTTTACTTTTAATCTTTCACATATTTTTGGTAATACTCTCTTGTATTACTTGTTGGTAAAACAAGTGGAATGGAAAACTTTATTTTACTAACACTTTCATTTTGTATTGCATTTTCTGACGAAGTACCAACATTTATAATTTTGGCGATTCCTATTCCTGATTTATTACCTTCTTTTTCGGTAACGGAAATAGCTATGTCCATCTCTATATTTTGTACTTTGGTCTTTCGGTTATAATATTCATAATGAGATTCATTGTCAATATAATATTCTCCTTTTTCAGATTGAATATCATCGGGACAAATTAGGACATGTTTATCTTTGTATTTTTCTTGTGTTTCTGAAACAGCATCTATTATTTGACTAAGTGTTTCTTTTATAAAGTCTTTTAGTTCCATATTTTTTTATTTATAGTATTCTTTCCCTCGTATATTCTTGTGTTCCGGCATATGTGGTTCTCCGTCAAAATGTATTTTACCTCCACAGTGGGGGCAGGTGATGGTGTTGGCATCATCTTTTATATCCATATCATCAACAAAGAAGTCACCAACCTTGCATCCAATAACATCTGCTATCTTCTGTAATGTTCCTACTGTTGGATTTCTACTAAGGTTTTGGGCAAGTGTAACCCTTGTTATACCCATTTTTTTTGCAACGGATTCCATTGTGAAGCCTTTCTGCTTGATTATTGTCTTTACTTCCATGTGTGTATGATTTTAATCAGATGCAAATATAGGGGTAAAAATCGAATAAACAAATTAAATCAGCTTGTTTTGATTGAATATAGTCATTTGTATTAAAATATATTTAGATTATAATCATACTTATGCTGTTTTGTTAATATATGATAATAATCATACAAATAGTATATTTATTTATTGTATGTATGATTTTAATCATTACATTTGCATCATCAGAAACGAAGTAATAACAATTAAAAGATATACGATTATGACAACAAAGAATATCATCAGAGAAGTAAGTTACAAAGGTCACATAATAACAGTGTTTGAAGATGGCTTTCATCAAGAATTTGTAATCATAGATAATGACGAATCAAAGCTGTATGATAGCATTGCAGATGCAAAGAGAGTTATTAGAGGCGAGCAACCTTATTACGAAATAAACTGAGTTTAACCAGCAGGGCGAAAGCCCTGCGCAATATAGAAGGATATGAAAGAAAATATATTTTTAAAAGCAGTTATAGAAAAACCGTTATTGAATAATGAACCAGAAGTTTTACACCTTTTCGTTCAAATTATCAATGAAATAACTTCTTGTATGTCAGAAAACGAGTTAAGAGGCTGTATGAACTCTTTAATAGTAAGATACCCTTATTTTAAACTGTTTTTCGATTATGGTTTCGGACATAATCATATGTGGGTGAAAGCATCAGGTTCTTTAGAAAGATTGATATTGGTTGAGTTCTAATCCGGTAGCCTTATGGCTACCACAATATACACGATTATGAAAGCAGATTTAGTTTTAGTTATCAGCCCTGAAGCCCCACTGATGAAGCAACTGGGCAAGGTATTGGGTAAGATGGTAACCCCTTATGACTTCTCTACTATAGAGAGGGGTGAAAAGTACATCACCATACAGCATGATGAAACTGGGCTTGTAGTGGCTTATACGAGTGAAGAAAGATTGAACGTAAAAATGAATTAAGAATGAAGAATGTATTAGAATCTTTGAAAGAAAGTGTCAAGAGTGGCAAAATCACAATCAGAGAGGCAGCTATAAAGCTGCATAAAGCAGGGTGGACGAGTTTTGTAGACGTGGATAAAACGAAACAATTACTTGAATTATGAACTCAATAAATGTAAACGGTTGCAGCGTATGCCAGCCCGGCAAAGAGAATTACACTACCTACGCAACGAAGTTAGGCAGAAAGAGAGTGAGAATGTACCAGTACGATTACCGTACTGAAAGTGGTGAACTCTTTGCTTGTTGTGCGCCTACCTTAGAGGCGTGTAGAGAAAGACGGGACAAATGGCTTAGTTCACGACAATAAGCCAATTGTCGTGTATAACGATTGAAGATATTTCGTTATCTTTGGTTGTGGTAGTACCTTTGGGGTACTATCTTTTATGTATAAATTTTATAACGATATAGTGATATGAAGATTAATTATAATGGTCAAGAGATAGAAGCGTATTCGCTCATAATGACAAAAGAAAACGCTTTAGATATTTTGAATGGTAAAAAGAGCATAGAAACACGTATGCTTAGCGCCAAATATGAGAAGATGTTCACGGACTTTGCGCAAGTTGACGAAAACGAGAAATTTAGAAAAGCTGGACGCGAGCAAGAATGTCAACCTATTTTAAGGACTGATATAGAAGCTATTCATTTTTATAGTACTGGTGCACCATGGACACTTGATGTCGCCATTGATGAAATTGGTATAGGCGAAATAACAGAAGAAGGAATAAAGTTCATGCACGATGAATTTGATTTTCATGATTTCGATGAACAGCTAGAAGATTTCAAGAAAAATCCGCCCGAAGAAGTGCCATTGTTCTATTATTTACATATCTGTGAGATTATTCATCATGATGGATTGAAATAATATAAGCCACTTCGGTGGCTTTACTTATTGGTAAAAAGATTGTTTAATTTAAAATTTAAGATTATGGGAGAAACTTACGCAACTGATGCGAGCGGTAATAAATATCGCACTCGAAAAGACTATGAAGCTGGTCGTTTTCAATCTATGGGTAGAAATGCAGCCCAAAGAGCGAGAATTAATCGTAAGGTAGGTGGTAGGATTGCTTGATGATGAAAAAGGCAATAGATATAATAAAAACTATCGCCGAAAGGACTGACAGGGTTATATTGTTTCACTCGGCATCGGGTAAAGACAGTATAGCCCTTTTAGACCTTATTTCACCATACTTTAAAGAAATTGTATGCGTTTATATGTACGTTGTTAAAGACTTATCTCATATTAACCGTTATATAAACTATGCTTGTAATAAATATCCAAATGTTAAGTATGTGCAGATTCCTCATTTTGCAGTTTATTCCTATAGACGCATTGGGTATATGGGATGCGAGAAAAATGAGAAACAGAAACTTTACAGCATGGCTCAGCTTACAGATATAGTAAGGGAGAAATACAATATTGAGTGGGCTTTCTTCGGCTTTAAGCAATCCGATTCAATGAACAGGCGTTTGATGCTACGTACATACGACATGAACGGAATTAATGAAGCGCAAAAGAAGTGTTATCCATTGTCTGAATACAAAAATAAAGACGTCATGGATTATATTAGCAGGGCTGGTTTAATCAAACCGGAATCATACGATTCCAAGCATCAATCATCCGGAACGGACATAACGGATATTAACTACCTTCTTTTTCTTCGTAATAGATTTCCGGGTGATTTGCAGAAAGTTATAAATGAATACCCTTTGGTGGAACGAAAACTATTTGAATACGATTATGAAAGAACTAAAGCAAAGTGAGACAAGAATTATAAAGCGCTCCAAAATAAATCTGAATCCGATTAATCCTAAAAGGCATTCTGATGAGAGGGTAAAACTGCAAAAGAAGAACTTGCAAAAAGTGGGTTTCCTCGGCGGTATCGTATGGAATGAGAAATCGGGAAATCTTATAGACGGGCATCGCAGGATAAAAGCAATGGATTTGCATTATAAATACGATGGTACTTCCAGCACGGATTACAATGTTAAGGTTGAGGTCGTAAATCTGGATGATAAGGCTGAGAAGGAACAGCTTACATACATGGCCGTGGGAAATACTAAACCAGATATTGATTTGATAGCTGATTACATTAATGATATTGATTACTCCGATGTCGGTTTGAGTGAAGCTGAACTTAATGATATTCTATCCATAAGTGGTATTGATGATATTAGATTGTCTGATTCTTTAGATAATTTGCTATCTTCCCCGGTGAAAGAATCAAAGCGTCTTGATAGAACAGAAGAAGAAAAGAAAGCTCACATGAAAGAGGTTAAGCAACAGGTTAAGGCAGTGGCTAAGGAACGCCAACTCAATGAAGAAGCTTACATAATGCTTTCGTTCTCCTCCTACGAAGCTAAGGCTGATTTTTGTGACCTGCTTGGTATAAGTACAGATGATAAGTTCGCTAAAGGGGAAGGTGTTTTAAAACTGATTGAATAAGTATGGCAAAGCCGAAGTTTGATTTTGATGATGAACAGAACCTAATCCGTATTGAGGGTTGGGCACGTGATGGTTTGGACGATAAGCAAATCGCAGCAAACATCGGCTACAGTGAAGCGCATTTCTCTGTGTTGAAAGGTAAATTGCCTAAATTATCTAAAGCATTAAAAAATGGGCGTGCGCCCATTGATTTTGCCATTGAAAGCAAGATTTATCGTAAGGCTATGGGGATGAAGGTAAAAGTTCAACAGGCTATTAAGGTGAAAGATGTGTTTTTCGATGAAGAAGGTCGCAGATGCGAGAAAGAACGGGTAGAGATTGTGGAATTAGACCAAGAAGTACCACCTGATACAACAGCTGGTATTTTCTGGCTCAAAAACCGTAAGCCCGAACAATGGAATAGACCGGCTCCAAGAGCTGAAGATGATGCATATATTCCAACAGACATAGAGCATGGCATCAACATTGATTCTTGGATTAAAGACAAGCTGAAATGATAGTACCTCAAGAAATTTACCATCCATTATACGAGGATAAGGAAAAATTTATAATTCTTATTACCGGTGGGCGTGGTTCGGGAAAGTCTTTCAATGCTTCTACCTTTATTGAGCGGTTGACTTTTGAAATGACTCCCGTAGAGAAAATAGTTCATCAGATTCTTTACACCCGTTACACGATGGTTTCTGCCGGTATGTCTATCATCCCCGAAATGATGGAGAAGATAGATTTGGACGGTACCACGAAATATTTCAAGACCACAAAGACGGACATAGTCAATAAGATGACTAAGAGCCGTATCATGTTTCGGGGTATCAAGACTTCTTCCGGAAACCAGACAGCAAAACTGAAATCCATTCAAGGCATTACGACTTTTGTCTGCGATGAAGCGGAAGAGTGGACAAGCGAAGATGAGTTCGACAAGATAATGCTCTCCATTCGCAAGAAGGGTATTCAGAACCGGATTATCATTATAATGAACCCATGTGATTCCAATCACTTCATCTACAAGAAATACATTGAGAAAACTCACAAGCTGGTAGAGATTGACGGTGTGCAGGTTCAGATTTCCACTCATCCGAATGTGCTCCATATCCATACTACGTATTTTGATAACTTGGATAACCTTTCTCCTGAGTTCCTGAAAGAGGTGGAAGATATGAAGGTGAGTAATCCTGAAAAGTATGCTCATGTGGTTATCGGCCGGTGGGCTGACGTTGCAGAAGGTGCTGTGTTCAAGAAGTGGGGAATTGTTGACGAGTTCCCGGCTTGGGCAAAGAAAATTGCTTTCGGGCAAGACTTCGGTTATACGCATGACCCGTCTGCTTCCATTCGTTGTGGTATCGTTGATAACGCCCTTTACTTGGATGAAGTGGATTACCGTACTGGATTGCTTTCTTCTGACATCATCAAGACTCTTCGCCCGTGGGGATTGAAAGTCATTGCTGACAGCGCAGACCCACGTTTGATTCAAGAGATACACAACGGAGGAATCAAGATATATGCCGTAGAGAAAGGTGCAGGCTCTATCAATGCCGGAATTGACAAAATGAAAGATATGGAGATTTATATAACCAAACGCTCGTACAACTTGCAAAGCGAGTTCAGAAAGTATGTTTGGGCAAAGGATAAGGACGGGAACTATATCAACGAACCGGAAGACCATGACAATCACGGAATAGATGCTGTACGTTACTATGTATTGGGTGAGCTTCTTGGTAAGATTCAGAAGCCGAAAGATTTAACAGGAATATTCACACATTAAAAATATAAACTATGCCATTGAATTTAGAAGAAATATTAGCATTGCCTGACATCGGGCAGAAGATAAACTACCTGAAGAAAGGTAGGAAGACTGAACTTCCCGACCGTTGCAAACTTTGGGATGATTGGAATCCGGAACGACATGAAATCATGGTTGACAAAAAGAAATATCCGGACAGAAAGGTTCTTGAAAAAGAAGCAGAGAAGCACTTCGATGAAAAAACGGGTAAGACTTATGAAATCGAAGCAAAGTATAAGACTGAACCGGTGAACCGTATCTCCATTCCATTGGAACAGGATATCGTGAACATCCAAACTGCTTTCACGGTCGGCACAGAACCGTCTATGGATTGCATTCCGACTGATGATGATGAAAAGAAGCTGCTGGATGCGGTAAAGGCTGTATTTAAATCCAACAAAATCAAATACCAAAACAAGAAGATTGTCCGTGCCTGGCTCTCCGAACAAGAAGCGGCAGAATATTGGTATGTTACCGATGATGATTCGTTTTGGGCAAAGTTTTGGAAGAAAGTTAAGACTACGTTCGGTGGCAAGGTCAAGCCCACCAAGAAACTGAAAAGCGTGTTATGGTCTCCATTCAGAGGTGATAAGCTATACCCGTTCTTTAACGACGAAGGTAAAATGATTGCTTTCTCACGTGAGTATAAAAAGAAGCTCATGGATGATTCGGAGGTCACCTGCTTTATGACTATCACGGACAAAATGGTTTATCAATGGGATTTGTCTAAAGGGTATGAAGAAAGAACTCCTTTTACTCATGGATTCCCAAAACTACCGGTTCTCTATGCTTATCGTCCTGAACCTTATTGCAAGAAGATAAAGACTTTTCGGGTCCGGTTGGAGAAACTATTATCCAATTATGCTGATTGTATAGACTACCATTTCTTCCCACTATTGAAGCTAATTGGTGATGTAGAGGGTTTCATGGGTAAGGTTAAGGATAGAATGGTCAAACTTACAGGTGAAGGTGCGGATGCCCAGTATCTGACGTGGAACCAAGTTCCGGATACGGTACGTTTTGAAGCAGAAACACTCACTAATATGGCTTATGATATGTCAAACACTCCAAGAATATCCTTTGAGACGTTGAAGGGGGTAGGCAAAGCATCAGGAACCGCTTTCCGCTTTATGTTCATGGGTGCACATATGGCGGTAGAAAATCACGGTGAGGTTATCGGTGAGTTCTTGCAGCGGAGAGTAAATTTCATTGTTTCCGCTTTAGGCTCTATCAATCCAACCGAGTTTAGCAAGGCATCGCAGACCATTGACATAGAAACAGAACTGGTTCCATATATGATTGATGATTTGAATGATAAGGTGACCACTGCCGTTTCCGCTGTCAGTGGTGGCATCTGGTCAACGCGTGAGGGAATCATGTTTGCCGGAAATGCTGATAGGGTAGAAGAGGAACTTGCAGAAATCAAAGAGGAACAAGCAGCAAAGAATGAGCAAATCGGAGATAAGGGAAAGAAAAACGCCTCTTAG